GTGTACGTGGGTCGCGGCTCTGAACTTTCGTCGATGAGTTCACCATCGACTGACCCGCTTCGGCTGCGGGTTGGACTGCTGCGGATCTCCCACCCGCAGGTTGCATGCCTGGCAGACCGCGGCCAGGAACCGAGGGTCGTCGCCTGTGATGGCCTTGCCGTAGATGTGGTGGACCGTGTCCGCCTGGCCGGTGCAACCCCTCAGGCCCAGGGTGCACCTTCCTCCGTTGCGCTCTTGATTGAGCGACAGGACGCGGGCACGGACCCGTCGCCACTGGGTGGTGCTGCCCGTGGACCACGACCTGCTCATGTCGACTCCCCACGCCTGCCCTCACCGCACTGGCGGCAGGTCTCCACGTCGGCCCGCTGGGTGGTACCGCAGCGGTGGCAGGGCCACCCGCTGCGGTACGCCTCATCGGTGTCGCCCTGGTGGCCGTTGGCGCGTACCCGGGCGAGCCAGTCCTGTAGCTCGCCATCCCGGGCGAGCCGGTGTACGAGCCCTACGAGGGACCTGGGGTTCCTCTCGGCCTGAATCAGCTTCAGCACGCCTTCGGCTTCGGCTTCGGTGGCGCCCTCGGTGGCCATGACGAACTGGGTTCCGCGACTGCCCTCGCGCGCGCGCGCGCGGGCTGCTGCTGGTTTAGCTGGTTCAGGGTAGGAACTGTGGCGCATGATGCGCCTAGAAGTGGCGCGTGGTGCGCCTACCCCTGGCGCATCAGGCGCCCCCAGGGTGGCGCGTGGTGCGCCTACCCCTGGCGCATCATGCGCCACCCTGTGGACAACCTGTGTGCGGTCTTGGCCCATCGTGGTGGCACTGGACGGAACGGACATCTTGTACTGGGTGCGGACGCCAGCCCGGGCCTCGCGGATTGATGGCCGCTTGCGTGTGACCCACCCGGCCGACTCCAGCCGGTTGAGCTGCCGCTTGACGGTGGCACCATGGAGCCCGGTCACCCGAGCCAGCGCAGCGAGCGACGGGCTGTGCTCAGCCGGGATTATCGCCGACTGGGCGTGCGAGTAGGACAGCAGCGCGAACACCGCCAGCCGGGCAGTCGCGGGCAGGTCGGACAACCTCAGCGCGGCCTCGACCTCCCAACGGCTGCTCATGGGGTCTCCCATGGGCCGCCAGGCCAACCGCCCACCGCCGGCAGCTCGACCATCGGGTTCGCCGCCACGGCCAGCCGGCGGCAAATATCGCAGCACCACGTGTCGCCGCCCTGCCGGCAGTCCGGGTCGTGCGCCTCCTTGTCCTCGCACATACAGGAGCCCTCCCATTCGGGCCTGACGTTCCTGCTCATGGCGCCTCCTGATACCTGGCCCAGCGTGCGCAGCACCCGGAGGGCACTGTCTCCGTGTCGGCCCGCCCCCGGCATGGGCAGCGCAGCCCGCACCCGCGCGGCCAGCAGCGGCACGGGTAGGGCCGGTGGATCGGGGTGCCGGCGATGGCCCAGACGCTCAAGGCGCCTCCTGGGGCCTGGCCCTGGCCTAGTCCGCCAGGGCGGGCCTTCCGGCGGTTTCGGCTCACCAGAGGGGGTTTTCGACTTCGTCGTCGACCAGGTCGACCCGCGGGGTTGGTGGTTGTGGGCGCACGGCGGCGGGCTGGTGCCTCCCCCGGCGCGCGGCCGCCGAAGCGAGTGCCATCCGCCGGTAGTGGGCGGCCTTCAGGTTGGCCACCACCTTGGAGATGAACTTGTCGCTGGCGTCCGGGTGCAGCGCCCGGGCTCGCTGCTCGAAGCGCTCGGCTGCGGCCTTACGGCCTGGTGCGGTGGCGGCGACCCGGGCGGCCGGGTCGAGCCTGGACCACCGCTCATGTGCGGCGAGAGTGGCCACCACGGTACGGGTCATGGTCGGGCTCCTGACCGACCCGCGTGCACGCACACGCAGCGTGGTTCAGCCGTCCCCAGCCGGTTGGCAGTTGCGCGCCGCCCGGATGGTCGACTACCTTTAGCGCTGTGCGTGCGCCCTAGCGGGTCACATGCACGAAGGCCCTCGGTGCGCGGTAGCTTTGGAAGGTTGACCGCGCACCGGGGGGTCCCCACCGAGGCGGTGAGGGCTGCACATCAGCGTACGCCCAAGCGCTGTGCCTAGAAACCACCATGGATGGTCTACTTCGTACCGTAGCCGGCTTGCACCGGTTATACACGTATCACCGGTGCAAGACCCCCAGCCGGACCGACGTAAGCCCCCGAGCCAGCAGTTATGGGTGACCACCAATAGATGCCGGTGGAACGCTGTTTATCCGCTGAACCCCTATAAGCCTAATAGCTGTGACTTACGCCACAGCCCGTACCTGCTAAAGCTGGTCGGCTGGTGAGAGCGCGCGATGCGCCGCCCGGGCGCGGGAGACCCCCAACGCCGACGCGTACCGGTCCACCATCTGACGCGACCGCCACCCGGTCACCCGCATCAGGTCGCCCTCGGTGCCGCCGGAGCGGAGCCAGGAGTCGGCGAAGTAGTGCCGGAGCTGGTGCGGGTGTAGCGCCGGGGTGATGCCGGCCTGCTGGGAACGCCTGATCAGCACCTGCCTAAGGCCGCTGGTGGTGATCGGGGTATCCGGCCGGCCCAGCCACAACCACTCGCTGCCAGCGTCCCGGCGGCGGGAGCGGACCCGCAGGAACCGGTCCAGCGCCGCCACTGCCTTGCGTCCGATCGGCACCCCCCGCGGCCGGCGGCCCTTGCCCAGCACGATCACCACCTGGTCGTCGAGGTCGAGGTCTTCGACCCGCAGCCCGCACACTTCGGCCGCCCGCGGCCCGGAGTCGGCCATTAGCAGGATCAGGGCTGTATCCCTGCGCTCTGGGTAGCCCCGGCCGGCGCAGGCCCGGAGAATGGCTCTCAGGGCGTTCAGCTCCGGGACGTGCACGAGCTTCTCCGGGATGGCCGGCTGGGTGATGCCGGCGGTCGGGTCGGCCGGGATCTCGCCCTCGGCCGCCAGCCAGCCCAGCCACTGGCGGACCCCGGACAGGTGCCGGACCGTGGTCTGCGCGGAGACCCGGCCCAGCTCGGTCTCCAGCCAGGCCCGGATGTGCTCCCGGCTCACGTTGGCCACACTGCCCAGGTCCTGGCCACGGCACCAGGTCGAGAACCGGGTGACGCTCTCCAGGTAGGCCCGCCGGGTCGCCTCCGTGCGGTTGCGGATGCGCAGCTCCCGGCCGAAGCTTGCGGCCAGTGTCTCGAAGTTGTCCGTCATGGCGCCAGATTATGCGCTATACACGCGCCATGCCGCAAGAGCCAGACACCCCAGGGTAGGTGTTTTCCCAGCTCAGTGGCCCCGGCAGGAATCGAACCTGCGACACGCGGTTTAGGAAGCTGAGTCCGCCTAGCGCTGTGCAGACCTGCCGGTACGCGCTTGATCGTCCGAGCCTGGAGGGCTGGATTCTCCGCTGGAAGCATCGACCGGAGTAGGAGGCGCGGAGCCCGCCGGGGTCCGGCCCCGGGCCGGACGGCCAGGAGGCCCTACCTCAGGTACCCCTCCTGGCCGGTCGGCGCTCTCCGTGGCACTGGGCGGGGCCGCCCCGGGCCGGACGGCCAGGAGGCCCTACCTCAGGGTACCCCTCCTGGCCCGTTCGGCGCTCTCCGTGGCACTGGGCGGGCCGCCCGGAAAGCGGGGGGAGTGCGGCGCCGCGTACCCGCCCAGGAACGTGACCACCGGCGGCAGTGCGGCCAGGATCAGGAACTGCGCCCAGCCGGGCGCCGGTCCCAGGATGGTCGAGTCGGCCAGGGTCGCATTGCCCAACGCCACCCCGACCGACGCGGCCAGCGTCCACCAGGCCGCAGCCTGCACCTTGGTCTCAACCGGTGCCCGAGTTTCGCTCATCTCAGTCCCCACCTCTCGTTCCGGTGCCGCCGGCACCACCGTGTCACGGCTTGTTGTCCAGCTCCCCGAGCGCCGCCCGGACCCCGGCCTCGGCCGCGACCACCAGCCGCTCATCCGTGACCCCGTCTGGGTGCGCGTCCAGCTCCGCGCGCACCGCCGTGACCACCGCCGGCACCAGCACGGCAAGCGATTCCGTCCGGTGCCGGTCCAACTCGGCCCGCACCGCGGCCACGGTGTCGTCCCCGGCGAGTTTCGCGAGGATCGCCGCCTGCTCGACGGCGATCCGGTCCGCCTTCACGTTGGCGCTGCGGGCGTGGCCGTAGGCGCTGGTGAGCGCGCCAGCAGCGGATACTAGACCGTCCTGGTCGCCGAACGCCTCGACCACCCAGCCGGGCAGGGTCAGTTTCTCAGTCCAGCTCACGTCATCCTCCTGTGGTTCGAAGAAGCGTCGGAACGGCGTGATCTTCTCCCGCCGCTCCGAGTCCCGGTAGTAGCTGATGTGCAGATGCGTCTCATGCGAGTCGCCCGCGGGCCGGCGGACCGCCGACCAGCCGGCCTGGTGGTCCCACCGGTACGCCCGCCCGTCCGACCACGGTCCGATCAGCTCCCGCACGTCGGGCAGCCGACCGGCGCGGGCCTCGCCGACCATGTGCGCGGTCAGCGCCACCAGCCGCGAGAACCACCCGATGTCCAGGGCGCTGGCCGCGTCGGTCAGGCCGGCGCGGTCCCGCGCGAGCCGGGCCGAGTAGTCGTCCGGGATCAGCCGGTCCCGGCCGCAGTGGTAGCCGCCCTTGTGCGCGGCGCCGCCGACGATCCCCAGCGACACCCACGGCAGCCCGGTCCGCGGCTGAAGGTAGGCCCGGGCGTCCAGCAGCGTCTGCGGTGCGAAGCTCATCGTTTCACCCGCTGATGTAGTCGGCGTACAGGTAGGCGGGGCCGGAAGTGCTGGCCTCCAGCCGGCACTGCCCGGAGCCGGCCAGCCGCTGACCGGTGATCACGAACGTCTTCGTGCTGGTGCCGGTCGCGTCGAACTCGAACTCCAGCATGATCGGGTACCCGAAGCTGGACGTGGTGAGGACCTGGACTATCCCGTGGGCGCGGATGCTCCCGGTGAGGTTGTCTTCGCGGAGGCGGATGGTCACCAGGTCAGCCGCCGCGGTGGAGGCGATCTTGCCGAAGAACCGTGGCCGGTAGGTGCGGCCGTTGACCACGTCGACATCCACGGACATCAGCACGGCTTCGGGCGTGTCGTCGAAGTCGGCACTGTCCGCGACGGCCTCGGTGGTGGCGATCCGCTCTCCCGGGATGCGACCCGCTACCAACTGCTGCCCTGCGCTGCTCATGGTGACCTCACAGTCCTATGTAGCTCTTGTGGAACAGGTTCATGGGGATGTCGTTCGGGTGCCCCTTGACCACCCCGTTTACCGACCTGGTGACGGTGAACACCTGCGACCGGGCGGGGTAGGTGCCCGAGGCGGCGCCCACCCCCGTGACGGTCATCTGCTCCCCGCCGATCACAATGTCGAAGTCGTCCTCGTATACCCAGTCCGGCCCCTCCTCGACCCGCAGGCTGATACCCGTCTGGGTGGAGTCGATTACCCCGAACCGGCGGAACGTCGCCGACGACCCGATCACCGCCAGCTCGGCGTGCGCCACCTGGGCGATCCGGTAGGGCGCCTCGGCTGCCATGTTCCCGACGAAGGTGCGGGTGTGCGAGCCGATCACCTCCGTCCACCCGAGCAGCAGCAGCGACGCCAGATCGGGGGTGAGCGTCGCGGGCAGGTTGTCTACCGTCAACCGGTCGTTGATCTCCAGGGCGTCCACGGTCGCGGCCAGGCTGGGGAAGGCGCCCAGGTCCACACTGAGCCGCGGGAAGCGCAGTCCCTGCGGGCCGCCCAGGTGCAGATACCAGCCCGCCTGGTCGCCGAGCATCCCGTCGCCGAGGATGTTCAGTGCCGCGGGCAGGCCCGTGGCTATCCGACCGATCGCGTCCACACTGGCCTGATCGACCGCCCGAGCCGACCCTCCGTCGCGTCGGGTCGCCGTTACATCGTTACGCAACTGCTGACCGTCGATCACCGGTTCCAGTGGTGGCGCCAGCTCATCGGCCGCGTAGTCCAGCTCTAGTACCGGGTCCTGGTTGTAGCGGGCTCGGCCGGCGTGGTACGCGAGCGACCCGTTGGTCTGCCGGTGTCCGGTCAGCAGCCCGTCGTCAACGGTCGCGGCCTCACGGAGGATGGCGACCAGCCCGTCGGGGTACTGCGGCCCGAGCGGGATGGTGTCTGCGGCAGTGCCGGCCACCACCGAGAACAGGATGCCCTCCTCGTCGCACAGCCGGTCGAGCCGGTCCCCGGCGTGTTCCCCTTCGTGACCGCGGTAGGCCGCGTTGGCGTCGGCCAGCGCGGGTGGAGACGACCCCCACAGGCTGATCCCGCGAACGTGGACCGGTACCGCGTTCGTCGACGGATTCCACTCGAAGCCCACCTTGTTGACCGCCGGTATCGTGGCAACTCCGATGTCCGGGGTGACGGAGGCGACCTGGATCCCGTCTACGTAGACGGTGACCGTGGCGTCGTCGCCGGCCGCCTCCACCCCGGCCAGCCGAATGTGGTGCAACTGCCCATCCCACAGGTCGGCCACCACCGCCGCATCCGACCCGACCGGCAGCCCGCTGGCGATGTCATGGATCTGCGCGGTGACCTCCGCCTGGCCAGCATTCTCCTCAACGATGACCTCGAAGCGGACGTGGTTGGTGTCGACCGCCAGCCCCCAAAGCGCGGGAAGGTCGGAGCCCCAGGTGGCCGGGTCGTCGGCCCGGTAATGGATGTCGGCCGCGAACCCCCCGGCGGCCGCACCCAGCACGACACCCTGGACCGCGTTCGCAGCCGCGCCGGTCACCACCCCGGGCGGCAGCCACGGGGCCAGGAAGCCCTCGCCGAACCGCACCCCGACGATGCCGGAGATGCTCAGCAGCGACCGTCCGCCGTACAGCCCGCGAGCCCTCGTCGACCCCTTCGGGTCGTTCAGCGCCCAGTACCCGACCGCCGAGTTGAGCCGGGCGAACCGGGCAGTGGCGTCCTCCAGCGGGTCGGTGCCCACCCCCAGCCGGTAGGTCACGTCGTACGCCTCCACCTCCACCCACCGGAACGGCGGGGTGTCCGGCCCGCCCAGAGTCTGGCGGGGCGTCCAGGAGGCCACCTCGCCGACGAACCGGATCGAGCTGCCCACCGTGATGCGGATGCCTGTGTAGCGGCCTATGAGCCCGTGCAGGGCGCTGGCGGGGTTCTCGGGGTTGTACTCCCAGGTATTGAATCTGAGCGTCGCCCGGGCGGGCGCGGGCTGCTGCGACTCGTCCTGGCTGCCCCAGGTGATGGTGATTTTGGGCTGCACCAGCGCGTCCGACGTGTGGTCGTTCCAGGTCGAGTTGTAGCGCAGCTCTACGGTCACATCCTGCTTGGCCATGGCGCACTCACCCCCGGGCTCCACCGAGGGCGACCTGAACGTTGCCACCGCGAGCAGACACAGCACGAGCAAGGACCTCGATAAGCACGTCATCCAACCGCGACCCGCCACTGCGCACCTCCAGCACCACCGTCTGCCCAGCCGCCCCGGCCGGGGTGACCCGCTCACCCGCCTGGAGGATCGCCAGCATCTCCGACCCCGGTGGACCGGGGACGACCCCGCCGGAGTGGAACCGGGGCAAGGTGGGTGCCGCCACCGTGTTGCCACCGATGAACGGCACCCACTTCGGCACCGTCCACCGCAGACGGCCGATCGTGTTGTTCCACGCCGAGGCCACGAAGTTGAACGCGGACCGGAACGGTGCGCTGATGATGTTGAACAGGCCACCGAACGCGGACCGGATCTTGCCGGGGATTCCGCGGACCGCGCCCACCACCCGGTCGATGATCCCCAACCAGAACCCGAAGTAGGTCTTGATCCCCTGCCACACGGCCTTCCCGGCGGCGACGATCCCCCGGAACGCGGCGTCGACGATCTTACGGAACGTCTCGCTGCGCTTGTAGGCGATAACGAAGATGACGACCAGGGCGACGATCGCGAGCACCACCAGCCCGATCGGGTTGGCGATCAGCGCAGCGTTCAGCAGCCACTGGATACCGGTCCACACCTTCGCCCCCAGCGCCACCACCTTCTGGGCGGCGGCATGGGCGAGCATCCCCACCTTCGTCTGCCCCAGCCAGGTCACCGCAGATTTGAGCGACGGCACCAACAGGTTCGTGAACCCGGACGCCAGGTCACCAACCCCGGTGCCGGCGAGCACAAGCGAATCAGCGGACAGGTCACCCTTCAGCACCTGGGAGAAGCCCTTGACGCTGTCCTGAACGCCGGTGACGGTGTCGCGGAACCCCATGGCCCGGGTGTCCAGTGTGTCCGTTGCGTCGCCCATCTTGTCGAAGCCCTTGCCGGCGTCCTCGACCTTGCCCTCCATCTTTTGCGCGGCCTGCCCGACCTCATCGAACGACTTCGTCAGCTTGTCGTGATCCCCGGCAAAGGACAATACGACCTGATTCTTCGATGCCATCAGGTCACCTCCACCCCGGCCTGAGCGGCGACCCGCAGCAGCGCCGCGGTCAGCACCTCCTGAAACTCCCCGGAGGCGCGGGATTTGAAGTACCCGGCGTAGATGTACCGGCCCTCCTTGAGGAACGGGCGGCTGACCGAGCGGCCCTTGCCGACCCGGCCGCCGAAGTCCAGCCATGGATAGTACGACACCCGGGCGCCGCCGGCGACGACCCGCACCGCCGTACGTGTGGACCGGGCCTTGACCGACGCGGCGGCCCTACCCGACCGCTTGGCGACCCGGGGGCGGGCGTAGCCGACGACCACCCCGGCGGCCTCGTTGAGGGCCACGCGCAGGGCCTTCGGCAGGTCGGAGTCCAGCTTCTTCAGGTTCCTGTTGAACTCCGCCAGCCCCTCGACCTTGATCGGGTCGGTCACCGCACACCTCCCTTCGCCGCCTCAAGCTCCTCCCGCTGGGCCTTGCGTCCGTAGTAGACGCCCCAGCGCATGTACTCGTCAGCGCTCATCCGCTCCCGGAGGTCCGCCACCAGCATCCCCAGCTTCTGTGCTAGGAAGTGGTCGAACTCCAACGTCGGGTCCGCCTGCATCTCCAGGTACGCCGCTTTTCCCCGCCCCCTCTACCATCCCGGACAGCTCCTGAATCCGGTCAGTCACCGGCTCCAGCTCTCCCGCGGTTGCGGCCGTCTGCCACTGCCCAACCTCGGCCTCGGTCAGCTCCGGGTCAACCATCGCGGCGGCGATCATCTTGCGTTCCAGCACCAGCACCCGCGGCCCGTCGAGGTTGTCGGCGGTGTCGGTGGCCTTGCGCATCACCATCACCTCGGCCCGGGACAGCCCCCGCACCCGGATGGTGCCGATCCCGGGCAGATCCACGTCATCCTCAGGGAGCCGTGGCTTGAACAGGCTCTCCTTGAGGTCCTCGCCGTACTTCGAGGTGGTCATCGTGGCCTCTCTATGCGCTCTGTGCCGTGGAGTCGACGGTGTCGCTGATCTTGAACTCGGCCGCCCACCGGACGTAGTCGTTGACCGGGCTGGTCTCCGTGTAGCTGGTGAGCAGCCCCGAGAACGAGTCCTGGGGCAGCCCCGCACCGGCGCCCTCCGGCTGGCGAATCACCGTCACTACCCCGGAGGAGGCCAGCGGCTCCAACACCGCCCGAGGGCCGGTCGCCGCGGTCGAGTCGTAGATGCCGCCCATGGTGAACGTGCCGCCGGTCAGCCCCCGGTCGTGCACGTGCCCATCCTTGCCGTAGGTGGTCACGTCGTGATCGTCGGGGTTCAGCTTGAACTCCGAGTTGTCGGTGTAAACGCTCAGGTCGTCACCGTCCACAGTGACCACCGTTTTCTTGCCGTGAACGCGGGCCATCAGACCGCTCCCTCTCCTATAATGTCCAACTCGAACCTGCCAGCGATGTAGACCACCCCGCCGATGTCAACCCCGTCGAACTCAGCCCGGGCCACCCGCACACTGTCGAACGCGGTGTAGCTGCCGGCCTCCACCACCTGCTTGACCGAGGACCCTCCGGAGCCGGTGGCGTAGGCGGCCAGCAGCGCCGCGGTCGAACGGTCGGTCGGCCGGCCGATGACCACCCACACCGGCAGAGTGATCCGGTCGCACCCGCGACCGTAGCTGGCGTCGTAGGTGATCTCGTCCGGGTAGTCCACTATGGCCGCCGGAGGGACGACGGTGCCCGGCGGAGAACCGTGGACCCGGAGCCCGGCGATCGTGTCGAGCTGCGTGGCCAACTGTGCCATCACGGTCGCGAGGTTCATGCCCCACCGCCGAGCAGTTGCACCAGAATCGAGCTGACGCCCGACGCGCCGGCGGCGATCGCCAGCCCGATGGTTACGTACATGACCCGCTCGGTGCGGCGCAGCCGGGTCTCGTGGTCGTTGGCGACCTTGTCCAGCATGGCCTCCACCCGCATCAGCCAGCGGCCCAGCTCGCCACTCGTCACGTCGATCATGCCGTTGCCCCCCAACGGATGTATTCGGTGAGCATGAGCCCCACGTCCGGGTCCACCTTGGCCAGCAGCCGCAGCTCCGAGCCCAGCTCGGGGGAGCCCGCCACCCCGAACGGGGAGTCGCGGCGGGCCACGAACCGGCTCGACTGCAACCGGCTCGCCAGCTTCACCGTCGACGGGACTGCGGTCCAGCCCCACAGGGCCTCACCGGTCACCCCGTACTCTTCGCCGGTCGGCTTCACCGCCGAGTCCGGGTCGACCACGATCCGCTCCCACGGCCTGCCCTCCTGGGCGGCGTTGACCGGCTCCAAGGTGTACGAGTCGATCTCCCCCGCCGCCGCCGTGAGCACCAGCCCAGTGGTGGTCATCAGGTCGTCCACCACGATCACCCACCGGCAGCGGCGCCGGTCCCACTTGGCGGTGTAGCGCCGCTCCTCCGCGGCGGCGACCACCCCGAACTGCCGTTTGGTGTGGCGGTCTACGGCGCGGGAGGCGGCCGTGGCGATCAGGGCCAGCTCAGTGTCGTCCACCACGTCGGTGATGCGCAGGTACGCCTTCAGCTCCGCGGTCAACACGTAGTCGGGCTTCCACGCCACGGCTACCTCCCTTCCCTACTTCGCGTCGGCGCTGTTGATCTGCGCCTTGCGCCGGTCCGCCGCCTTACGAGCCGGGGCGGTCTTCTCCAGCGCCTTCAGCTTGTGCGCCCGGTACGCCTTCAGCGCCTCCGGGTTGCCCTTGATCTGCACGGTCCACTCTCCTAGGTGGTGATGTTCTCGATGGTGGCGTAGGCGGACCGGTTCTGAATGTTGCCGTCGGCCCGCTCCCACGCGTGGTACTGGATCTGCCCGTTCACCGCGCGGGAGTACGGGTCGACGATCAGCGTGAACGGCGCCACCCGGCGGATCACGTACGCCTCGCGGAAGTCGCCCAGCGCCATGAACCCGCCGGCGACCCCGTCGGCAGTGATCGCATTGCACGACTGGTCGATGGTGACCGGGTAGCCCAGCAGCTCCCGCACCGGAGCGCCGCCGATGCCGGACTGGGCCTGCGGCAGGATCAGCGGCCGGCCGTTGTTGTCCTCCAGGGTCTTGATATGGGTGACCCACGTCGTCGCCGACATCAGCCACTTGGCGGTCTGCCAGTACTCCGGGTCGAGCGCCGCCTCCGCCTCCAGCAGGTTCAGGTAGGTCAACGTCGCCTCGGTGTCCAGCACCACGTCGGCAGTCAGCCCATCATGGAGCAGACCGAAGGGGAGCGTGGTTCCGTTGCCGTTGACCCAGTCCACCGCCTGCTTGCGCTGGATGCGGGTCCCGAGCGCCCGCGCTACCAGGTCCTGGATCGGGAACTGCGCGTCCTGGGCCAGCTCGAAGGACACCCGCAGCGGCAGGTTGGTGCCCGCACCCGCAGAGGTGTACTTGAACGCCTTCAACGCCACGGTGCCGAACGCGAGGTCATCGCCATCGGCCACCGGCGCCTCCTCCGCGGTGATGTCACCGGAGTTGGCCGTGTCGTCGAGGCTCGGGTACTCCAGGTCCCCACCCCGCTCGGTCGAGAAGCTGTCCACTTCGGCCGCCAGCCCGCCGTAGGCCGCGCGGACCTCCACCAGCTTCTGGCGGAACTCCGGCGAGACCAGGTAGCCACCCTCGGAGTCGGTGCCGACCTGCTGAGCGTTGGTCGGCCGCAGCTCCTGGATGTCGGCGTTCGGCTTGCCGGTGCGCAGGTAGGCGGTGAACGCCTTGTTCAGGTCGTCGTCGGGGCGCGCCGCGCCGACGTGCGCCACCGCGTCGAGCTGCCCCTTGGTGGGGGTGTCGTAGGCGGTCTGCCGCGCCCGGATACCGTCGGCCCGCCGCCGCGCCGCGAGCTGTACCTCCAGCGCCTCGTAGTTGGTGGCCTCCTCCTCGGTGAGGTCCCGGCCCTCGGCCGCCTCCACGATCGCCCGGAGGGCTTCGAGGATTTCCTCTACTGTCAACGTACTCACCCTCCCTTTAGGGCTGCCCGGGCACGTGCCCGGATCATCTTGCTGCGCCGGGCCTCCGGCGCAGACGCTTGCTCACCGGCAACCCGGTCCGCCAACCCGGCCGCGACCGCCTGCTCGGCCCCGTACCACGTCTCGGCGTCCATCGCCTCCCGCCAGGCGGCGAGCGTGCCGCCGGCCCGGTCGGTGTAGATCCCGGCGATGGTGTCGCTCAGCTCGTCGAGCAGGTCGGCCATCTGGCGCATGTCCTTTGCGGTCCCCAGCACCAGCCCACCCGCGTCGTGAATCATCATCTTCGCGGGCTTCTCGATCGCGACCGTGTCACCGGCCTGGCTCACGAAGCTGGCGGCGGAGGCAGCCACCCCGTCGACCGTTACGTCGACCGCGGCCGGGTGGTTCTTCAACGCGCTGTAGATCGCCACCCCGTCGAAGACCAGCCCGCCGGGTGAGTTGATCCGCAGCTCGATGGCCGAGGCGGTGATCGAGTCGAGCTGCCGCACGAACGCGGCGGCGGTCACCGACTCCTCGTCCCAGAAGTCACCGATAGGTCCGTAGATGTACACCTTCGCCCGGTCCTCGGCGGCGTCGGTGATCCGGAACCACTCGCCGGCGGACGCCCGGGGTGCGCCACGTGCCAGCGCCCGGCCCCGCTGGGCCAGGCTCACGAGCCGCTGGAGGTCCACGGTCATGCCGGTGCCCCCTCCGGGCTCGGGGCCGCTATGGCGGCCTGGGGGCCGCGGGCGGGGGTGCGCAGCACGTCCCCACCGTCGACCGGGGGCAGGTTGCGGATCTTCCGCGCCTCGTTGACGGTGAGCAGCCCCCCGGCCACCTGGTCGATCAGGAGCTTGATCTCCTGCTCGGGGGTGGGCCGTTCCAGGCCCGCGTAGTCGAACTCGACGAACCGTCGCGGGCCGAGCAGGGCGCTGGACGCCTCCTCCACTGGCGCCGAGTAGTGCACCAGTGTGAACCGGCCCAGGCCCCGGTTCTGCTCTGCGACCCCGGTACCCCATGAGGTCTGCTTCTCGGTCTGCATGAGCAGGTGCGGCGGCACCCCGAACCAACGGGCGACCTCTTCGACCTCGAACTGCCGCGATTGCAGGAACTGGGCATCCTCCAGCGACATCGACCACTGGTGGAACTTCAACCGGCGGTTGATCACGGCCAGCTTGCCGGCGTTCTCCCACCCGCCCACGGACGCGTTCAGGTCGGTCTGGATCTTCGCCGCGTCGCCTTCCTGGAAATCCTCGTCCGGGGTGACCATGCCGGCCACGCTCATCCCGTCGCTGTAGGCCCGGGCCGCTGCCCGGTCCGCTGCGATCCCCTTGCCCAGTGACAGCCGCGCCACCTTGATCGGCGACAGCCCGCGCAGCCCGTCCAGGCACAGCCCGGGGACGTGGGTCATCGTGGCCTCGGTGTGCCGCCGCCGGCTGCCATCCGGCAGGGTCGCGTCGAACACCTTCCGTCCGGTGAGCTGCCCCGTCTCCGGGTCCCGCTCCCAGTCCACCGCCACCGCCAGCGGATGTATCGGCAGCAGCCCCGCCAGCCCGCCGCCGGCGTTGATCACGTGCTGCCAGAAGATGTTCCCGTGCAGCGCCAGGTGGGCGATGCTGGTCTGCTTCCACTGGTATGGGCGCATCCCGATCGGGCGGCCAGGGTCGTCGAAGACTGAGCCGACCCGCTCCCGGCTGTCGCCGGTGTCCCGCAGCGAACGGAACGGCAGGGTAGCCAGGGTGCCGGAGATCAGGCTCACGCTCCGGAACACCGCCGACAGGCCCAGCGCGGTCGACTCGGACACCGGCACCCCGGCGCCGCTGACCTGCAAGCCGAAGTACGCGGCAAGCGCCGGGTCTCCGATCGAGACCAGCGCCGCCGGCTCGATCGGAGCCTGCCTTCGCCGAGTCCACCATGCCACGCGGCTAGCATACACTTGAACGCTCAACAGTTGAACACTGGAAGGATTCTCGAGAATGGCCCGGACCGGCACCTACACCAGCGCCCTGCGCCGGTCGCTGGCCGCGTTGGAGGCCGGGCCGGTCGACGCGGCCGTGGTCCGGCTGGCGACCGGCTACGCCAAGGCGCTCGACGACGACTCGGGTCTCCTGGACCAGCTCGGCCCGAAGCTGCTCGCCACGCTGACCGCGCTGGGGATGACGCCCGCAGCCCGGGCCATGGCCACCGGGAAGGGGGTCGGCAGTGGCAGCACCGGCACTGGCCCGCTGGACGAACTCCGCGCCCGGCGTGCTGCTCGGCAGCATCACGCCGCGTCTGTGGACGCCTGAGCTTCGGGAGCTGGACCCGACCACCAGCTACGGCTTCGACCTGATCGACTTCGCCGAGCTGATCGGCCTGCCGCTGGACCCGTGGGAGCAGTGGGCGGCGATCCACCTCGGGGAGCTGCTAGCAGACGGCCGGCCCCGGTTCCGGCAGGTCCTGGTACTCGTGGCTAGGCAGAACGGGAAGACCACGCTGGCCAAGGTGCTGATCCTGTACTGGCAGTTCGTCGACCAGGTGCCGCTGATCCTGGCCACCTCCACCGTCCGGGAGTACGCCCGGCAGGTGTGGGCCGACGTATGCGAGATGGCCACCACCCACCCGGTCCTGTCCGGCGATCTCGGACCGGACCCGATCCGCAAGTCCAACGGCCAGGAGGCCCTGATCACCGCCGCCGGGTCGACCTACAGCTTCGCCGCCGCCAACCGCCGCGCCGGCCGGTCTCTGACCGTGCACCGGGCGCTGCTGGACGAGCTGCGGGAGCACCGCCAATTCGACGCGTTCAATGCCGTGGCCAACGCAATGAACGCTGTGCGTGACGCGCAACTGGTCGCCATCAGCAACCAGGGCGACGATCAGTCGGTGGTGCTCGACGCGCTGCGGCTGCCGGCGTTGCAGTACATCGAGACCGGCAGCGGCGACCCGCGGCTGGGTCTGCTCGAATGGTCAGCCCCGGATGGGGCGGACCCCGAAGACCCGGCGGCCATCGCCGCCGCCAACCCGAACCTCGGCCACCGCATCGACCTGGACGCGCTAGTCGGGGCCGGCGCCCGTGCCAAGCTGGCCGGCGGCGAAGAACTCACCGGCCACCGCACCGAGGTGCTTTGCCAGCGGGTCGCTGTGCTGGACCCGGCGATTGAACCGGCCGCGTGGGTCGAAGGCGCCACCACTGCCCCGACCGACCTTGCCCAGCACCGGCTGAAGGTCGCCCTCTGCTTCGACGTGTCGCTGAACGGCATGTCCGCCACCGCCCTGGTCGCCGCGGTGATCGACGGGAAGGTGCACGTGGAGGTGGCCGGGGCGTGGACCGGCATCGGCTGCACCCGCGCCCTGCGCACCGAACTGCCCGGCCTGGTGGATCGGATTCGCCCGAGGCGGGTCGGGTGGCTGCCCAACGGGCCGGCGGCGGTCGTCGCCGCCGACATCGCCGAGCGGAAGGGGCAGCGCGGGTGGACCCCCCGCGGCACCACCGTGCAAGAGATCCGCACCGAACTCCCGGCGACCTGCATGGGGCTGTCCGACCTGGTGCTGGTCGGTGAGCTGGTCCACCCTGACGACCCGTACCTGAACGGCCAGGTCGCCTCCGCCGGGAAGCTGTGGCACGGGGACACGTGGACGTTCACCCGCAAGGGCGGGCGTTCGGTCGAGGCGGTCTACGCCCTGGCCGGCGCCGCACACCTTGCCCGGACCCTGCCTCCGCCTCCGCCGCCGCTGCAAGTGGTACGGGTCTAAGGGCGAGCCCCGCTCGGCCAGGAGTTCACACAGCGGCCCGAACCGCTCGGCTTGTAGTGCCTGGTGGAGCTGTTCGAGGCTCATGGTCGCCGTCCTGTACTGGTGGTGGTCAATGTAGGAGGGTCCTCTACATTGGCCCAGCCGATGGTGTTTCCCCAGCTCAGCAGGGCTGGAGACGGGGAGAGGGAGAACAC